TAATATTACTAGCAAAAAATCGTGGAATCGTGGATTGTGTAACAAGCCACCCTTTCTTCTCTAAAATATTCTAAAACCCTAATTTATTTTTTACAAAAAAGAAATTCAAGCGTCCGTGTAACGGATGCGTTGCATGCCAGTGAAGTTGTACTGGTCATCATTGGCACTATTGATGCAAGTGATCAACAGGTTGTTGGAGCGAACCGTGGTGAGCGCACCCGTAGTGAGGACGGAATCGTACTCAATCGGAATGAAGCACTTCTTGAACCACTCCACTCTCAGAATGTTGGTGAGGCGCTTCTCAGTGGTGGTCGTGCTGTTGTAGTACGCAGCCGTCACCGTGGGTTTCAGATCGAACTCCTTGATGACCTTGAAGCGTGCCGCGTTGTCAGGGTTGCGCCAAGAGTGGATGCTGTTACTCTCCCAGATGGAGTCAGCGGAGCCACCGAAGGTAGGCGCCGTCCCATTTGCCTGAGTGTCCAGTACCACCTGGATCTTGATCAGGCTAGCGTCCACGGAGGTGTTGAGAGGGACGACCAGTCCCTTGATTCCGATGCTTCGGACCACCACCTTGCGTCCGACGCGTTGGTTCTCTCCCACTCCTTGGGGAATGATGTTGAGGTATGGTGCCGACACCTCTCCGGTAGTGTCGCAGCTCCAGGTAAGCGACGTGTCAAGGTACTTCATCTCAGGCATGGAATCGCCTCGTTGCATGCGCGCGGTGCGCCCGAACCGCCCTTGGTTGCGCACGTAACCTCTAGCGCCAGCGGGAATCGTAACCGGAACGCCATACTGCAGGGTCAGAGGACTCCGTTGACGGCTCACCTTGCGTGCCGTAGGGTAGCTCGTCATCTTCCTCTTGCCAAGGTAGCTCATAGTGGTCTTCTTCAAGTTCAGTCAGACGGTCGCACAGAAGTTTCACAAGTTTCTCGAGAGCGGCGATGCGGTCTTCGAGAGAGTGTTGGTTGGAGCTGGAGCTCATGGACCTGCCAGGCGTAAGCCGCGGAAGCTATTTATAGCTTTTCCGTTGTACCTTGAAAATGTTCATGAACATTTGATTGAATTTCCTAATTCGGTGTTCGTAAACCTAAAAAGGAAACCCCTTGTTCTATAAGTGCGCGCTTGCGCCACTGTTCCATCATTCTCTCCTGCCCTCGGATCATGGAAGCCCCTCCTCCTGCCTACTCTCCTCCTCCCCCATCTGTTACCCCCCCTATCGAGTCCTCTCGTCCTTTTCGGCTTGCTGGGAAGGCCATCTTCTTGACCTGGCCCCAGAATGACATCACCAAAGAGGACCTCATGGCCAAGCTAGTCTCTCTCTGGGAGGCTAAGCTCTCCTGGGCTGTTGTTGCCGAGGAGTCTCACAAGTCAGGCGAGCCCCATGTACATGCTATTGCTCAGTTTACTGAGCGTATTGACCTTAAGAATGCAAATCCTGTGCTGGATGCGCTGACTGGCAAACACGGTAACTATCAGTCCGTGAAAAGTGCCAAGAAGGTCTTACGTTACGTCTGTAAAGACGGACAGTACATTACACATGGTGAGGTTCCGGACTTCGCTGAGAAGGCCAAGCTGCAAGACTGGGCAGCCAAGCTCATTATGGAGGAGCAAGCAACATACCGTGACCTGGTGCGTCAGCAGCCTGGTTACTGCATGCTCCAGAAGCCCAAGCTGGAGGAGTTCATTGGATGGTCGAAGAGGCAGCGACTAGCAGACTCTTTGTTGCCCTGGCGTGTGCTTACTGTTAAGCCCAATGCCCCCTATGTCCATCAAGCCCTCTGGACCTTTCTGCGTGAGAATGTGCTCGTGCCTAGGACCCCACGACAGGCACAGCTGTGGCTTTCAGGCCTGCCAGGCGTCGGAAAGACCCGTTTTCTCTCGTATCTACGCGCCCGTCTGCGTGTGTATGATATGCCTCGGGATGAGGACTTCTACGACGACTTTGAAGACGGATGTTTCGACTTGGTGGTCCTGGATGAGTTCAAGGCCCATAAAAAGATTCAGTTCCTCAATGCCTGGGCCGATGGACAGCCTTTGCCTCTGAGGAAGAAGGGTTCTCAGTCTGTTAAGACTGATAATCTGCCTCTCATAATTGTCTCTAACTATACTATTGAGGAGTGTTATAAGAGTGGTGTTGGTCGCGATGCGCTTGTTGATCGTTTTACTCAAGTCTTTGTTGATTCTCTCTTCTCTATTGATGATCCCTTGTACACTGAATAAAATCTTTACTCCAGGTTAGGGTTAGCTCAAACACTGAAAAAAGTCTTTACTCCAGGTTAGGGTTAGCTCAAACATCACTATCCCCTTTGGTTTAGGGTTAGGGTTAGGTTTAGGGGAAGTTAGACGACAGATGTTAGGTTAGCGGAGCGGCCGGCCGCAGGCCAAGCGTCGCCGCGCCGAAGGCGTGTAGGCGACAAGATGACCGTAAGCGAAGCGACGGAAGGAAAATCTCGCGAAAAAATCTAAGTCTTTCCTCTCCTCCACGGTTTTTTGCCT